TAGAATACCCGCTGCGTGCATAGATGCTCCACTCGCCCGCCGTGACCTTCGCTCGAATCAGCCATAGAAAGCGACCATACGAATCACTTTTGGTAGTATAGCCGGCCAACGCTGCATTGGTACTGAACACAAGCGAGTAGTCTGCATCCCAATCGAGGCTCGACCCGCCAAAGCCCTCATCTACCACAACGTAGTCGCCGCGGCCCCCACCGGGGCTGGCTAGGTTCGGTTCTGTGCCCCCTCCATCGTCATATACGGATGCGTCGCCATTATTGGCCCCATCTTCACATTCCCACACGGGGACAAAGGCCGTGACGCCCGTGGCACCGTGCTTCCCCGCACTGCGAATACCCATCCAAACGCGAGATATTTCGTTGGGTAGGTTCTGTGTGCTGCGTATGGTCAGCGCGTTGATCCTTGCTTCTACGTCGCCCACCACGTCGGCGGTCGAGGTGTAATCATACGCCACCGCCGCCGCCGCTGTTGGCGTGGTGTTGGGGAACGCCCGTGTGTTGATCCGCTCCCAATATGGGTGCCGCTCGACCACCAGCCGTGCTTTCTTGCCGGCCGTGTTGGCCGGATACTCGGTGAACCAATCGCCGGCCTCGTTGGCAAACTGCAGGCTCAGCGACTTGACCAGGGCACGACGTTCGCCGGTCTCGTCATCGAGCTTCTGGTGATAGTAGACGGGTGTCGTGGCCTGCGGGTCCACCCAATACTGGGCCGCCTCCCGCTGCAGCGTGTGGAACGTCTGCAGCTCGGCCGCAAAGTTATCGTCCGACGTGCCTTTGATCGTGACCGGGATCAGCTCCTCGATGTAGGGCGGGATCGAGCCATCCCCCGGGATAGGGGAGGTCTGAGGGACATAGTCGACCATCGACTGGAACCCGGTCGTGGTCGTCAGATCCACCGTGTTCGTGCCGTCATAGAGCTTGTGAACGATAGCCATCAGGGCATCCCCGATCGGTGTGCAAATGCGCTGCGCTGTCGCTGGCGCTCTTGCTCCATCGCCAGGCGATAGGCCCGCTCATCGTAGATATTGTACGTTGCGCCGCCGTAGGTGTAGCTCGCGCCGCCTGGGCCCGCGCCGGCCACCGTCGCGCGCAGCGCCTGGCTGCCCATCGCGGCCGCGGCGCGCTCGATCGCGTCGCTCCTGGCCAGGCCGATGGCAAAGCCTTCGGCCGCAAACTGCCCGACCTGCATGAAGGCCTTGCTCGGGCTGTCGATGCCCAGGAAGCCCTTGGCCGCATCGAGCGCCGCCTGGGCTGCGCTCCGGGCTGCATCTTTCAGCCAGCTGACCCCGGCCGTGATGCCCTTGGCGATGCCTTCCAGGATCCCTCTGCCGATCGAGCCCCAATCCGTGCGCTGGAAGAAGCTCTTGATCGCTTCCCAGGCCTTGGTGCCAATCTCTTTGATCTTGGCCCACACCTGGTCCCAGACCTGCCGCAGTTTCTCGCCAAAGCCGCGCCAATCTCCCTCGAATGCAGAGCGAAAGGCATCATAAATGCCCATAAACACGCCCTTGAACCATTCGAACGCATCCACGACTTTGCCCCAGATCTCCTTGGCCTTGGCCACGATCGCCGCGCCGTGCTGGTCCCAGAAGCCCTTGATCGCGTTCAGCGCGTTCTGGATCCCGGTCTTGAGCGCATCCATCGTGTTGAGCACGAATGTGCGCACGCCGAGAAAGTCGCTCTCCCAGGCCTTGCGCATGGCCACGACGATAGCGATCAGGGCCACGACCGTGGCCACGACCGGCGCCGCCGCGGTCACCACGGAGATGAGCGCAGGAATGACCACAGAGGCGATGGCGATGCCCAGCGCGATCAGCACGTCCTGCAGCTCGACGTTGTTGCCGATCCATTCCGCTGCAATTTGGATGTACGGACCTATGGCATCGATCACGGTGTAGATCGCCTCTGTGATCTTGTATGCTGCATCTGCGATGCCAGGAGGGAACACATCTTCCCAAGGATAGTCGCGGCCAAACACGCCATTGATCATATCCTCGATCACCCAGCGCACTCCGCCGAATGCCTCAATGGCTCGGTCCAACCAAGGCACCAATCGCGATTGAAACGCCTGAATGAGCGGCTCGAGCAGCGGCAGGAAGGCGCTGAACAAGCCCATCAGCGAGTTCAGGACTGGCAGCAGCGCGGTCCCTACACGATCCTTCAGGTCCTGCACTTTGGCCGTCCATTGCGCCATACTCGCTGCGGCCGTGCCCTGCACCTCTGGCATCGCGGCCGTATTGGTGCGCAGCTTCTCCATCACCTGTGCCATCAGCGCCGCCTGCTGCTCGCTCTTGGTGAGCTCGCTGGCCTCTTTGCCCAGGCTCGCAGCATAGGCCTCCGTGGCCTCGGTCAGGTTGACCTGGATCCCGAGGTTGTCCAGGATCATGGGTGAGAGGCGGCCCACACCGGTCACGAGGCTGTCGAGCAGAAAGCCCATGTCCTGCCCCGTCGCCGCGCTTACCTTGCCCAGGTACTGCATCGCGCCCGGGAGCTCGTTGGCGAATGTGGTCCCGACCAGCTGCGCGGCTTTGTTGTAGCTCTCCATCAAGTCGCGCTGTGCGACCATCCCGGCCGAGCCCTCTTTGAGCGATGCCAGGAGCGCGTCTGCGCTCTGGCCCGAGCTCTCTGCCAGGCCCTCAAAGGCCCGCTGCAGGCCCTCGACCGGCGCCGCACCCTTGGCCAGCTCCATCAGCCCTACGGCCGCCGTGCCGGCTGCGCCTGCCACGACACCCAGCCCGCCCAGCGCGACCTTGCCAACGGTCTGCACCCGTTTCTTGATGCCATCGACAAAGCCGCCGGCGCTCTTTTCACTGGACTTCATCTTGTCGACGAACTCGCCGGTGTCTGCAGTCAGCTTGACCACCAACGTCGCCAGTGTAGCCATCTATGGTTCCTTTGGTCTCAGATCCTGCCCGCCGAATGCCTTATTGAGCATCTCCACGATCTGCAGCTGCTGCTCCCAGGGCTGCCCTTGCTGCCTGGACTCAAAGCGCGGCATAAACTCATCCGGCCCGAACGGCTTGCGGCGTTTCTTGGGATCGCGGGCCGTGTTGGCGACCGTCGCGGCGACGATGCCTGTGCGCAGGTCCGCGCGCTCTTCCCCGAACGGCTCGAGCTGATAGTATTCCATCCATTCGCTCAGCTCCCGGCTCGAGATCTCGTGCAGCAGCTGTGAGACGGTCTTGCCCAGATGCGCAGCTAGTCGGAAATAGAATCGTCGCTCTGGGCGTCGCTCGAGTTTTTTGCCAGTTCCTCCAGGTCCTCGTCAGAGAAGCCAGAGAGCCGCTGGGCCACGTTGAACACCCGCTGTAGCGCGGCCGCGCTCTTGCGACCCAGGACCCCGATGTCCGTCTGCGTAAAGAGAGCCTGGCCCTGTTCATCTACCACGCTCAGTGCCACCAGGCGCGCGCGCATGTTGGTCATCTTTACCTTGACGTTCTTGCCCCGCTGGTCCAAAATGGCGTCCTCGAACCGGTCGCGCTCGATCCCGGTCAGGCCGCGCACGCGCAGCGTGCCGCCCCACTCGGGCACCTCTACGTCCTCGAACTGCAGATCCTTGACCTCCAGGATCTGTTCTCGCGTCAGGTACGGCATACCTTCCTCCATGCTCTGTGATCATAGTACCGCTCGATCACCCATCGCTCGCATTCGAGCACGCGCTGGGTGGTCTCCTCGCTCAGCCCCAGCTGGCCCGCGAACCGAGGCATAGACGCCGATCGATTGCGCCGCGGCGTCGCGCGCAGCTGGGCCTCATCGAACGTCTCCCCGGCCAGTCGCAGCGCCTCGACCAGGTCGTCGGCCAGGTGCTCCTGCCGTCCCACATAGTCGAGTTGGTTCCCGTCAGGGCCGAGATAGCACCGGTACAGCGAGCCGACCCAGCCCTCTGGATACATCTCCAGGCATAGCTGTACGAACCGCTCGAACGGCTCGGTCCAGCATGCATCCGGTGGAAAGCGCGCTCCATCCCTGTTCGGGCTGAAATTGCGCAACATCATCCGGTACGCCCAGAAGCTCCGATACCAGGTCAGCGGATGGCGGACAAAGGCGAACGAAAACCGATCGGCCTCTGCAACGCCATCCGGAGTGGCGTGCCGGCCCGTCAAGGCCCACGGATGCCCACCTACCTCCTGGCACGGCTCACACAATAACCCAGCTGCCTGCATGGCCTTCTCGACCCACAGGCCCCCGGTCTTGGGGATGTGGTAGAACACGCTGCGATCCGTCCGTATGGCCAACTGCTAGGCCAGCGTCGGCTGCCCGCTGAGCTTGAGCGTCACGCTCGCGGTGAGCGAACCGTCGATCGGCGCGCTGGGCTCGAACCCGGTCACCAGCGCCGAGATCGTCCAGGTCGTGGTGCCCGCGTCTGGGAACACCAGCTGGAAGTTGCGCACCGTGCGATCTTCCATGTCCTTGATCAGGCCCGTGCTCGCATCGTGCGTGCCCGCGACCGGATCATAGAGGATGTCGATCGTGATCTCGCCGCCGTCCATCAGCCCGCCGATGAACTCGCGCCATCCGGCCGTCGAGCTGTGGTGCGTCACATCCAGCGCGTCCATGCTCAGCCCAGGGCCGCTGATGTTGCTCACCTGCGCGATCGTGGTAAACGCTTCGGTCGGCGTCGCGCCATCGCCCTGTTGGAGCAAGGTTCCGTATGCTGCATTGGTCGTCATGTCTGTCTCCTATCTGCCTAGAGCGGCAGCTTGACCACGCCGAACTTGACCTCAGCGTGATTCGCCCGGAAATGGAGCTTGCCGGTGCTCTGCAGCCAGCCCTCTGTGCCGAATGGCCCAAAGACCGCGTACTCGCCGGCCCCGAGGCTGTATGTCGAGATGTCGCCGTCGCGGCCGAGGTTGTCGACCACGCTCTCGATCGTGATCGTGCGAGCGCTTGCGCCCGTGTTGTGCGCGATCACGATTTCGGCCCCGGTGAATGTCACCTCTTCATAGTTCTCGGTATCGGCCGCGGTCATGGTCAGATCGGCCGCATCGGCCGCATATTGGTCCGTTTTCGTGCCGAGCGCAGTCAGCGCCGTGTGGCTCTGTCTAGCCATCGTCGGTCTCCTCTACCGTCAGCGGGTTGCCAAAGCGGTCGACCAGCTGCGGTACGACGCGCCGCGGCTTGGGTTTGGGCGCGTGCACTTTCTGCCAGTGCTCCTCCATCTCGGCCTTGTCGAGCGTCGAGAAGGGGCACTGCGTGCATTGGTAGTTCGGCAGATCGTGCCACTTGCCGACCGTATAGCGTTGTACTGGGCTGCCCAGTCCAGTGCGCGGCGTTTCTGTCTGTTCGGTCATTGCCCTACTCCTGATACCATACCGTCACGTCGAGCCGCACCACAGGTGCCTCGCGCGCGTCGGCCCAACCGTCGCGGTCATTCTCCACGAACGCTGCATCTACCGTCGTATCGTCCCAGACGCCCGAGGCCCCGGTCAGCGCCGTGCGCACCGCCGCGGCCACGGCCTTGGCCTCTTGATAGCTCTCGGCCTGGCACGTGATCTGGATGCGCGCCCAGCCCAGGCCGGCGTCTCCATCGTGGCTGTAGGTCGGCCGGCCACTGATACGCTGATAGGCCAGCGCTGGCATGGGGCTCTCTTGCGGCACAAACAGCGGATAGATCCGCGACTCGACCAGCGCGCTTACCGCGGCGGTCCCGGCCAGCTTGTCCCTCAGCCCGGTCTCGATCGTCATCGCTCGATCGCCTTGCGCAGCATCTCACCGGTGCGGTCCTTGGCTGCGTCCTGCTTGCTGTCGAATGCCGGCCGCAAGAACGGCCGCGCGGCCATCCCAGGATGGCGCACGCCGCCGGTGACCACCAGGCCCCGCTCTCCCTCGAAGGCGATCGGTTGCCCCGTGATCTCGTGCGACGTCGCACCGGTCTCGAGATAGCGCCAGTACCACTTCTCGTCCGGCATGCCGACGCTGGCCTCGACCTTGCCCTTGCCCGAGTCCGTGACCTCAGCGCGGATCAGCGGCTCGGGCGCGCGCGGGTTGGCGGCCTCGACGATCTCCTGAGCGCCTGCCAGCACAGCGTCCTCGAGCGCCTTCTCAGCACTGGGACCCATCTTGCGCAGTGCGGCGAGCAGCTCCTCGCCGCCCTCGATCTGCACCTTGACCCGCATCCTACCCATCAGAGAAGCTCCCTGCACATCAGCTCGATCTGCCGGTCTCGCTCCTCGACATTGATCGCGCTGATGACGTCGAACACGCGCGTGTCCCATATCACGCGACACTCGGGCCCGACATTGTCTTGATAGCGGATCACGATCTTGGTCGTGACCTCCGCGCCCTCTCCCTCCGCGTCGATGTACTCGCGGCCGCGCAACGGCTCTACGCTGGCCCACACCGTGTCCAGGTCGACCCAGGCATACGGCGTCTTGGCCCCGTACTGATCTTGCGCGTTGACCGGGCTCTGGATCGTCACCCGGTGCCTCAGTCTGCCGGCCCGCATCAGAACGCCATCGCCTTGGCGCGATAGTCCCAGAGGAGCGACTGCACGCCCAGCGGCAGGACTTGGATGTTGCCCACGCCAACCGTGGCCTCTCTGTTCTCGTAGAGGTGCCCGATCAGCAGCAGCATGGCAGCCAGGATGTCCTCTGGCACGTCCGTGCTCGCGTCCCCAAACCCAGCCACGAATGTGACCGCGATCGGAGAGGTCGGGTACAGGGCCGTGCTGGGCCAGCTTTCGCCGTGGGCCAGCACGACCTTCCCCGGCGTGGGATCCGTGTCCACGATGTACTCACCGCTGTCCCAGGTCGACTCTGTGCCGCCGGTGTCTTTGTACTTGATGTGCGTCACCGACTGCAAAGGAGGCAGCGGGATCTCGAACGCATCCCCGTCCTCTGGCCAGTCGCTCA